GTCAAGTTTGTCCCGCTTATGGGGCTCATTCTTGATAAACGTGTAAATTGGATCGCGCAATCCGGCGCTAACCAACTCTTCTGCTGTCATCTTCTCAACATCTCCCAGATCCAACTCCAACATAGCCTCAAGTCTGGACAGAACCAGTACAAGAAACTTCTTCTCGTCCACTAACCAGTCGCCCTTCTTCGGCGCATAATGCGCTAAAGGAATCCCAGGAGTGGTGTCTTCTTTAACATCAGACACACACGCCCGGAGCTCCTTCAGGAGAGGCTCCTCCTGGATGAGTTCGAACTCACCTCTTACGAGGAGAGCTCTTACTCTTCCGACTTGTTGGCAGAGACCTGAGCGGGAGAGGTCGTAGGCTTCAGGGCCTTCAGTGCTTTCGCACAAGACACCAGATACGCCTGCGTTTCTCTCTGGCGTTTTAAGGCCAGACGCTCCAAATCTCTTAACTCCTGCGCGGTATTGGCGGAGGAGATGGGCGAGAGCACCTTCGTACTGCTCGGCTGTTGGTTCCTCCCGTTCTTTCCTGAACAGGGAGGTGTGGAAGGCAAAGGACTGCAAGAGTCCTTGCTTCGATCGGTTGGGCCAGTCGAAGTTGGCGCACTCGGGGAAGTGCTGCCAGATGCCTTGGGAGGGCTTGGCTCGGGACGGGGCTGAGGAGATTGTGGCACCGGAGTAGCCACAGAAGCGCAGGACACCTGCTGCTTCAACTGCGCGGATGCCTTCTTGAGTTTGCGATTGGTACGCTGTCTCTTTCTGGTCTCCGCCGTCTTCTTCTTCTTTCCCTTTGGTGCTGGAACACCATCGGTACTTTCCGAGTCCGATGAGCTCACTGGCGTTTCCTGGGTAGGAGACGCCAATGGCTCCGAGCTTGTTGTTGAGCTCCTCTCTTGCCCTTGCGAGCTGCTCTGCGAAGGTTCCGACACTTCGGGCTCCGGACTTGAGGACGTATTTTGTCCAGTCTTCAAATCCTTGAGCCCGTAGGCCTTCACCTCCTCCCAGTACTCCTGGGCTGCTGTCATCTCGGGGGTCATCAGCGTGGACTCTTCCCGGGTTTCCAAGCCCTCGGGAAAATCCTGTTTCTCCAAGAGATCAGAATTGTCCATCGGGCTAACGGTAGTCAGGAAATCGTCCTCGTCCTCGTCCCAAGTTCCAGCTGTCCAAGTTCGGTTGTCAATGGCGGCAGCAATCTTTCGATCCTTCTCCGACATGTAAACGATCCTGTTCTGGTTCAGGGCACCGCGGCGCGTCCACGAATCTTCATATGTGTCCCACTCATCCACCTCATACTCCTCGAAGGACTCGAGTTTCTTTTGGGATTTCTCCAG